TCTTGCTTCAATTTTTCCTTAGTCACTTCTTCCCCTTCTGCCATATCGCTCAGATAATCCCTGATGATAACTCCGTACCTGGGGTCTCCCACAACTATGCTTGGAACCCATGTACGTTTTTGAAGATGGTGGGGAAGGTTTCTGTGATTAGGCCAAAGCTGATAATGCCCCCTTCGAACATGCATAGCAACCCCACCAACAGGATTTTCTGATGGTCTGCTTTCACTATAAACAGTCTTCGTAAAATCCCCGATACTGCTCACATAATAATTTGTGTAAGGTTTCTTTTCTCTCTTTTTTCTTTTCCTCATTATACCTATTGGAATTTCCACTTCCTTATAATTCACCCGTTGATGTCTGTAGAAAAATAAGAACAAACATAAAATAGTCTGCATCGAAAACTTGGCAATATCATTGCGCTCTTCCATTAAGTGCGGGTCTACCCCAAAATAAATATAGTCAAGTGCTTGTGCATCCCAAAATAATTGTTGCTCCAATATGATTTCATTTTCAAACAATTCAATTATCAGGGGCTTACAACTGACCATATAAATATCACTTCTATAATCTTTGATGGTGTGCAGCATTGAAACCTCAATCATTTTATCAACTGCTTCCCCTGGCTCAATAATATAATTTCTAGTCACATTTCTAATACGAATAACCACATCTTCAAGAACTTTACTATCAGGGGTTTCACATAACCCAATATGAAGAACCATATCTTCAAAAGGAAAATGGCATTCACCATTTCGCATATCATCAGCCGCAACTTCGACTAGTCCAAGAAGTTCTTCTTCACTCAAAGTTTTTGACAGATAAAGCAAATCATCTTCAACATCAATAACAACAGGATATTGTGCATCTATGCTTATCCCGTTGTCTGCTGTCCAATAGCAAAACTTATCTTCCCGAACTAATGTACGTGCAATCTTAGACCTACTTCGTTCTTTATAACCTAGTTCTTTGCCGTTTATTACTGCGAATTCTTCGGGGTAATTTAGAACAACATAACTATCAGACATAGCTCTGAATGATCTTCGAAGTTTTGACCTTATCCCTGCAATTTTCGATTTAAACATTTTACCTCCTAGTCAAATATATCGAATCTAATTTTCGCCTCTATAAAAAGTTCTTTGGAAAGTTCGATATCCACATGATGCTTTTCCATTTTCTCAGGGGATGATAATAGAGTCACCACCCTTCCTAATTTCCTGCTGATGATGCTAACCGTGCAAGGTACACAAGGGGGGTAAGTGACATACAAAGTTCTGCCCACCAAATTCTTAGTTGAATTATCCATTGCATTTTTCTCAGCATGAATAATCAACTTGTGTTTCAGATCGTAATCATTCAACCTGATTTTCAGGTCAGAAATTCCTTCTGGGAATCCGTTGTACCCAATATCAATATCCCGTTTCCCGTTTGCAATGATTGCCCCAACCCCTGTCCTGGGGTCTTTACTCCAATTAGAAACGTGAAGTGCTAAATTCATCAACCGCATATCCCAATGAAGACCAACTTCGTTAGCCACAATATTATTGGTGTACTTCAGTGAAATACTTTTTTTAACTTGCATCATCGTACTTTTATAATCCCCTTTAGAAAATCACCTGTTGCATCCCCATCAGGGAATCTCTTATTCAGGTAATTCATTGCGCTGTCATTATTTTTCCAATGCTTAATTAAGATGTCAGTAACCACCGATTCATCAATAACTTTTGAAACTTTTTTGACACGCAATTTTATCAAGTAGCCCCCAGGGTTTTCTTTATTTTCGGAACCACATAATGATTCCTGAAATCCCGTACTGCTATTTTCTCAGTTTCATACCTGTAACCACTGACCCCACACACAGGACATTCAACATGGAATGAATCTCCATTGTTATGAACATCAGATGAAGCATCACACTCAGGGCAAAGAGTCAGCAGGGAAATAATTGTGTGCTCTACTGTTCCCGTATGTAATTTAGAAAGCAGCTTAGGCATTTGGAATCACTCCCTTCAGTACCTTTAAATTTTTAGTGTTGGGAATTATTTTTTTGATACGTTGGTTATTAGAATCTTTTGAATGCTTCGTTGCAATAACCACAAAGGCATCAATCCCATGATTATCAAGTTCACTACATAACTTAAACCAGACATCAATATCTGCTTCTCCAAATTCAAAACTAAGATCACCCAGGCTTACTTGAGCAAGAAGATCACTTAGCTTGCCCATCAATAATCCATTGGCAATATCTTCTGAATTTCCTATAGGTTTATTTTCCGAAAGGTCAGAAACATAGATACCGTTTTCTTCTGGGTTCTCAGGGTCAATCTTTAGAACCGCTTTTTCCCCCGCAACTAATTCAACCCCGTCAACTTTTAATTTTTTCGTTACCTCTTTGTTCTCTGCCCCAAGATCAATCACACCACCTTCAAATGTCATCAATGGATTCTCAGTTTCCTCTTTATCTATTATAAGCATTTTAAGATACTTAACGGTCTCATTGAATTTTTCATTTTTGGATGGTTCTTGTTTAAGCAACCACTGGCAATATCCGTTTTGCTCTTCCATCAGCATAGACAGATTCATACCCTTATGCTTTCCAAAAGGAATAACGAAGTCTGAGGCAATAGCCAGTTCAAGACTCTCTTGAGACTTCATCTGAGTATCAACCAATTGTCCAAAGGTCATGCTAGACATTATGCACCTGTGTAAATTTCATCGGGTCTCTCCTAAAATTCGATTTCGTATTCCTATTATAACACACCTAGAAATTATTTGTCAGTTTATTTTTGACCTTAGTATCAAACTACCTGCAATATTGTCAGAGTGTCTAGGAATTTTTCCAGTTTCCAACCCAGGTCTTCAACCCCTGAATTATTCATAATTCGGTAGTCAACCATTTCTTCAGAAATTCCATCTTCAGAAGAGTGCTGTGCTTCGGTTCCTTCCAACGGTAAATGCCCTTCTCTAATTATTTCGATCACTGCCCCACCTGTCCAACGAATCCATTTTGCTTCATTATTGAATCTGACATCAGGAATAAAAACCAATTGAATAGCGGAAGGGATACCTTTTAATTTAGACTCCAAAGTTTCCACCCAAAAATCTTCGTTAATCATATTCCGTGCAAAGTCGGTTCCAAGTTTCTGCAACATTTCACGGTAACTGATTCCCCACTGTTCAGAAATATCATCTTTGTGTTCATAGAACTTGCCGATAGGCTCATTAAAAAAAGCAGCAGCAGAATGTTTCACTGCATCTGCAAATGCATGTTTCTGGGCTAACGGATGATTTGCAAGTTTGAAATACTGAACCACCATTTCATCTTTCCCACTTTTTGCTTTTCCTGTGATACCAATTATCTTCATGTAAAAAACCTCGATATTATTTTATGAATTACCAGATGGAAACCCCGTGCAAAAAATCTTCTTGTCAGGTATCTCCGAATAAAAGAAGTTACAGTGAACACCATAACCACCCCAAATGCTGCCCCTGCTTCTGCTGTAGAAACATAGCCTGGAAACAATATGGGAATCAACCAAAGCATTACCATCCATGAAACAAGAAATGCTGCGGTCATATCTGTGCTAGTCTCAATCAAAGACTCAATCTTAGTTTGTTCCATTCCCCATCCCCTACAATATATGCCACCGTCCAAAAGAGTTACCCTGTATGTTGTGGTTTTACTTCCAACATATCCCTGCATGAACCTCAATCAATTTTTTATTCTGGTGGGTAGTAAGCGCATGGTCATCACCCCTGTTAAATAGGTCATCAACAAATTTGCGTTCCCATTCATTTAAGTCAGGCTCATTTTCTGACTCCATGATTTCATCCAACAACCTGCTTTGCACTTTGTTCATTAGTAGTCTTTGAAAATTGCGTGACCCTGAGATACCATCAAGGAATTAATTTCCACCCAATCATTATCTGCGGGGTCATGAGTAGCAGTAATATAAATAGTTCCAATCCAACGACCATATTTACCCTTCTTATCTTTCTCAGTACGCACCTTAAGAAAAAATGCTGTTGTTAATTTTTTCTCCAAGAAAGCAGTTGCAGCTTGCCCCCGTATTTTTTCAGCAAGGTCTCTGGTTCTCGATTCTGGGGCATCGATCATAGCCAAACGAAACCTCTCATGAACCCTGATATTAAATCCAAGGTCTACCCATAGATCAACAGTATCCCCGTCAACCACCCGTGATAATTCACATCTGTATTCAAACATTTTCTTCCCCCATGTGCTTTGCAACTGTGTGTTGTTCAAGTCCAACTTCAGCAACCATTTTATCACAGTGGGGGCATTTTACTTTCTTAGATTTACCCCTGGTAGCATGGTGCTGTGGGTTTACAGCTTCCTGTTTCTCTGGTAGATCGAAAATGCTTGGGTCATCATCTTCAACTTTGTCACCCCCGCATTCCGCGCACGTATATGGATACCCCTGTGGTTCTCGACCATCAGAGCAACAACACAATTGACAAATCATCCCCTCAACTATTTGATCAGCAATGTCACCCACCGTCTTCATCCGTTCTGGGTTTCTGAATATCGATAATACATTCCACACTTTTCATGATTGCCCGTGCATCAGAATTCGATTGACCTTCTAGGGCATCAGCTATAGAAACCAAAGCCTGTCCCTGTTTCCGTAATTCCTCAGATGCAATTTCGCAATGTGAATCTAAGATTTCAAGTACATCTTTTACACAATCTGATTTTTTCATTATCCTACCCTCTCTACAAATTCATGAAGTTTCTCAGTCTCGCAAAGTGACACGCTATCGCGTATTTCATACTGGTCATTCATCGGCCCCGAAAAAGGAACCTCACGATCAACGAATTGATTAACAGTCATATCAACAATAATATCTTCACCATCATTAAGGTCTTGAACGATTAACCAACTATGGTCTTTATTCCAGAATGTACCTAGACACCAAGCAATATTATAATCTGACAAATTGGCTTCTTTGATTTTAACAATTAGCCAAACGCAAGCATTATGACAATGCCCATGTGTAGATTCTGCCCCCGTTTCTTTCAGACATTTTTCAACATCTGCTAACGCTAAAACTTCTTCAACAGTTGTACTCATTTAACTATCCCCCAGATAAAAAAAATCCCGTCCCTGAAATAAATCAAGAACAGGATTCCTACCCCTCCCCATTATTCTTAAGCTGCAAAATCATAAAGCATTTTTTCAGCCCTGGTAAACAATTCCTTATTTCCACCCTTCAAAGATTTCAACAGCAACTTGTTTTCAGCAACATAGACCTTTGCAAATTTCGGGTCATGTATAATGATAGTCGGTGTGTTGTGAAGGATGTCAGCAAGCTTGATTGTCTTAACTGCATCAGGGGCTTTAGCCAGATGTGCAGCAATCAAAGCCTTCCTGTGTTTCCTGCTTGTGGCAAAAGGATATTCTTTATTCGAAAGCCAATCAACATAGGAAGTAGAAACCTTTCCCGCAACCTTCTCAATATCATCAAGAGTGTAATCGGTATCTTCAATAACGTCATGACACATTGCAGCAGCAATCATATCAAGGTTGTAATCAACGTCCCTGACAATCCTGGCAACTTCCATAGGATGTTCAACGTAAGGCTCACCAGTATATTTTCTGGTCTGCCCTTCGTGAGCCATTGTTATAAATTCAATGACATAATCGATGTCATGAATATATTTATTCGGGTCATATTTGTATGGGTTTGTTTTCATAATAGAATAGTACCATAATCTCGTAATATTTGTCAATAGTATTTAAGAAATAAATCCAAAGAAAAGTAGTCCTGCTGTACCAAACCAATAGACCCCCATAACCATCAAAATAACAATGGGGTGGTTGGCGTAGTCTACCCGCTTAACCATGTATACGTGAATCGCAAACAAGATCAAAACAGTGAGCACAATGTAAAATTTAATGTCCATTATGCTGTCCTGACTATGACCCTGTAGGGTCTTGGATTCGGGCGCATATCAACTTCATATCTGACTGAGTAACCCAGGCTTTCCATTTCAGAAATGTAGGCACTGGTTTCAGTCCAAGTTGAAAAAAATCTACTGGTAGTCATGCTGCTTTTCTCCGCGCCAATTCATCGGCACAATAATTAACTTCATCGGCATAGTAACCTGCTTTAGTACCTTCAGGATTTGCAGTCATTGCTTCATACGCATCCTTCATAATATAACGCAGGGAATCATCAGATTTATTTTTCAAACTGATGGGATATGTTCTGTGGTTGATGTTTACTATGACCATGATTATTTAACTCCGTAAAGTCTAAGAGTAGCGGCACAAACAGGAACTTCATAAAGAAGGATTCCAAATTTACGAACAGCGATTCCTGCTTGATGTGCTTCAGGATGCTTCTTACAAATGCGCTGAGCCAAACGATGAGTAGTAACAGTTCTCCAATGCTTGAACCCTGCAACCGCGAAAATTCCTACGGGGATTTGAAGGGCTAAGAAGATTGATAGTGTTTCCATTTCGTGTGTCTCTGTGTTTGTTTGTATACTATAAGTATAGCACTCTATAATTATTTGACACGATTATCCATGTGACTTAGTTCACATAATGGCAAATAAAAAAGGGGGCATTTCAGCCCCCAAAACACACACACGCTCTTCGCGTATTCAATCCTTCAATAAATCTGCACAGGCATATGGTTTAACATATCCCCACCCTTCAAGTTCAGGGCTTCCCAAATCCATAGCGCAAGTTGGATGTCCACCTTCGTTATCAAAAAACTGACAAGTGTAAGAATCTTCTGCACGAAAAAAGCAGCAGAATTTTCCTTCAGGAACCAAGATTTGCAGGTTCACCATTTTGAAACTTTCTTTTTTTCTTCTATTAATTATTGCCTCCTTGCCTTCCCTGACTGAAAAGCTATCAGGTGGTTTAGGTGGATTCTGTATCTTTCTTTTCCTTGCTTCACTCACTTTTTTTATCCTCCATTATTTTATCCAGTATACGAGCACGTATCTTTCGCCCTTGGTGACAGGATTTGCCCTATGAGCCGTGATAGGGTTCCCCGAAAAAAGAAGGGCATGACCCTTCGGAATTAAAATTTCTTCTTCTGGGTGTCTCACGAAAGACATCCCACCACCTTCAAACCCATCATTCAAATTAACCGAAACAGATAGCCAGGAAGTTTTATCGTGATGCATATCCATGCTTCGATATCCCGTTTGAGTTGTGTACTTGATCAGAAAACATTTGATAACTTTTTCTGCTGTGTACCCGAACAACCCTTTGTATAAAGAATTCAAAATCCAAAGACAAATAAAATCTTCATGGTAACTGTTAATCCAGGGATTCATTTTCTTCAAGGGGGTTTCGAATGCAGCATATCCATCTTTCTTATCAAAAAACCACTTGTTAGATTCGTTACCTTTCGCAATCAGCCAATCACAATATTCATCTGAAAAAAGTGGAACTAAAAAAGTGTAGGGTAATGGTTCCTGCAATTGGGTCAGAAGATTACTACCTGCATGAATTACCCCAAACGGATTCAGAATCCCCTTCCATTCTGGATGTAACATTTCTGGGGTAGGTTTCCAATCCCAGGCTTCAGGGCTATCCTGCGGCAACCATTTGCCCACTGCTTTAATTATGTTCCCCCGAAGTTTACTCATTATGAATTTCTGTGTGGGATGCTTTCCGCAAGTTCAGAATCGAAGTCCACAAATGCTGCCTTCAGAAAATCCTTAACATGGTTTTCACAGTTAAAGATTCTGGAATCATTGTGTGGAAGATCACGAATTGCAGTTTTGTATTTCACCTGAATAAAGTTCAACCCGTAGATACTGATTGTCCCATCCAATATTTTTGCCTTGCAGAAGGTAACGGTTCTAAGTTTGCCTTCTAGGTTTTCCAAACACCCATAGACTTCATTCAGTCCTACCTCATTACAAAATTCAAACAGCCTTGTTGATAATTCTTTCCTTTCACTCATTTTCTATCCCCGTTAAAGTTTGATACTAAGATCAAATTATTTCTTACCCAATTGAATGTTCACTGTAGCAAGATCATTCATCAAAGTTTTCTTGTCGCTTTCAAGATCGTCAATTAATTTCAACACTTCATTAATCTGCCCCAGATCGAAACGAATAATAGGCTCTTCCATAACAGCAATTGCACTAGCCCGTTTATATCTAATCATACTTAACGTATCCATCATTAATTTATCCCATTAAAACGGGGGGCCAATTTCTGACCCCCAAAGTTGTGAGAGTGATTACTGTAAAATGAAACCCTCACAATTCAATTCTTTAATGCTTCATATAAAATTTATCAACGTACCATTCCTTCCAATGTTCTAGCGAATATATTTCTATTCGTGTGAATGCTTCGTGCCGTTGATTGAAGGTCAAACTAGAAACCATCATATCCAAACCAGTACAAAAGGAACTTGCATCAAACCTCATTTTCCATCCCGTGAAATACGTGACTTCAAAAGTCATATTCAAGTAATCGTACTCAAGTCCCTGAATTAAATTCAGACACCCATCCTTATCTACTCGTTGATTAAATTCTTTGGCTTGTTCCATATTATAATTCCCAAAATAGGCATTGGAATATACTACCCTATTATTTATTACTGTCATGTGTTCCCTTAAGTCCTGTCATCTGGGCAAACACCCACGGGGCAAAAATCCCCAGGGTAAATCCTGAACCTTCAGAAAGTTCCCAGATCACAAACCAAAATATTTTCCACAGGGTTTTAAAATTCATCAGGACTCCCCACAGATGATTTCAGTTTGAACATTCCCTTCAACTTTGAATCTAGAGCCATAATCAGCCGTGCTAGATGGGGGGTAAAATCATTCGATAGTTTGTACTCTGTTCCTACCTCACTGACCAATGAATCCCACCGCAACTTTTCACGAATACAGTAGACGCTATAATATTCGCGTCTTCCCCTGCGCTTCAACTCATAGGCAGTGCGATAGAAAGCCTGAAACACATGATGATTCTGGGGCAACCACTCCAAGAATTTCTTGGTAGGTTTATTCAGTAGCCCCGCAAACATACCCGCTTCATTTGCCTTATGAATAACATCCTCAAGTGAAAAATATTTTGTTACATTCAATTTCATGGGTTAGCCTCATGATGTGAAATACAGTCCTGTTCAGTTTCAAAAATAAGATGTCTGCCTGATAGTGGTAGGTCAATTCTTAACCGTCCCGCTAATTTCACAAACGCATTCTTTTTTCCTTTTATTAGCATATGTCCCGCGCACTGTAATTTTATATTTTTGTGGCATACAAAAGAATCATCACCCAAGATTTGTTCAATCCTTTCTCGGTGTAACCAACCCTTCATGCAGTCCATCCTGAACGGACAATCTTTGCAAGGTGCTTCTTTGTGCGGTAAATTACGCATCATCTTTTCACTGGAAGCAAACCTAATTTATTCATTTCGAAAAGCCAAACCTGCACTTGTTCATCGTTAAGAAGTAATCTAACAGTGTCCATATCTATTTCTACGCCAGTTTCACCACCATGTTCTTCTACATGAATTAGTATTGAACCAAGTTTACATAGCAATCCCGCATCTGGTTTTAATGGGTCAGTCATCCTCTTTTCTCCAACCACCAGAATAAGAAGGCAAGTGCAAACGCACCAACCCCGCAAGCAACAAAAATAATAGGAATTAAATAGTAGTCTGGGTTCATGGTAATTGTTTTATCCCCCAATCCTTTTTAACTTCTTTAGCTAAAACTGTAAGGGCATCAATCCGTTTCTTATATTCGATTCTTGCAACCCCCATTTTGTTAGCCAGGGAATTAAGTTCTTTCATCCTGGGGTCTTGAGTCAGGCTACTACATTCAGTTCCACAGGATTTACACAAAGGGGTATCTGGATACCCTTCTTCAGTTTTCGGGTACTCCCTGTCTGAACTAAAATCCCCGCAATCGGGGCAGTAGTATCTTTGTGCCATTAGAATAAATCCTTCAGGTTAATTACATTATCGTTGTGGGTTTCCATATCCCTACGCATAGTTTCAACAGGGCTATCAACTTTTTCCTGCTGAAGTTCTTCAATCCATCCTTCCTTCTTTTCCATTTCATCTTCAAGAAATTGAATTTGTGTTTGATCACGCAAAGTCATATCACTCAATTCTTCATGCTTGTTTTTCAAGCGAATAAGATCAAGTTTGGCTTTGTCCAATTTAGAAAATTCTGTGGTCATTTTTCCACCGTACTTCGGACAACCGTATAAGTAGAATTCAGTTGAACCAACATATCCTTGTTTTCCTTAAGCAAATTATCAAACCGTATATCAACATCATCGTCATCATCTTCCAGGGTTTCAAACATGCCCACATATCGGGCTTTGGTTTTGTACTTACCCAACCCAACGGCAACAAGTTCATCTGTCTTATTGACCACTGCCCACACATCATCTGTCTTAAGTGAAGATGTGCAAACTGATTCTGTTTTAATTGTAGTGGTAGTCATTTTTCTGCCTCAGTTATTTTACGAAGTCAGGCCAATCAGGATAATCAGTCTCATGATTATCACAATAAACCTTCATCACCTTCCAAGGAATATTGCCGTTGGTCTTGGCAATTCGAATATGATCAGCTTCGTAATCTTTGCCAAAATTTTCGATTGTCATTTTATGATTTGTTTCAAGCCAATCAAGAATCGATTGTTCTTGTTCATTCAGATTCATAATTAGGTTCCTCTCCCACATCAATCTTTCCATCAACCCACCGCTTCAAAAGTCTGGTAGCAATCATGGACAAGTTTAAATCCCCCTTCTTGGCTTTCGCTTTACAAGCTTGATGTAAATCTTCGGGCATCCGCAGGGCTAACCTTGCGGTCTTTTTTTCATCGTGTCTATGGTTCATGATTGAATCCCCAGAGCACCCCGCATTTCTTTTCGGGCATCTTCTTTCCCTACTGACACACCACGATTAACCATCTTCGCAAACTTTTGCAAATCTGCGTGGTCGATAAAATTTAAAGGTGCGCTCCAACTGGAATTGAACTGCCCGTTAATCCATAGCTCAAGATCATATTCGCGTTTCTCGTTACGCTTAGAGCTAAATTTAATTTCACACGCGCTCATGACAGATCACGCTTTGCTGCTTTGCGGCAAGCTTTGTTGGCAATGCGCTTGGCAGCAGGTTTTGCAGTTCTGCCCCAGGTTTTTGCTTTGAAGCGTCCAAGTTTTTTTTCGGTATTCGCGTTCATAAAACCTCCTAGTTCATAGCATCCTAAACTATGCTGAGTTATTTGTCAATCAATCTTTGTCCATTTCTCGTAGTATCTGTTCATTAATATCAGACCACAAATCCTTGTCATCAACCTTGAGTTTCAACCACTCAGAATCCCCCACCTTGGGGTAGCCCTTGCGGTCTTTAATTGTGTACTCCCATTCCATGTAATCAACTGCATCATCAGCAGAGTCAGCCCGAAAACCAAGACCCTTGTGCTTATAAAAATAAGTCACTTCTGCCAGTGCAGGAATTCCATCAATACTAATTTCATAGGTAGCCATTACGCATCCCCAAAGATTAATATTTGTTTATTCCAACCACAGTAGCGACAATGCTTCGCGCAATAAAGCCCACCAAAGTTTTTAGGGAAAGTTATTTTCAGTGCTGACTTTCTCTTACACGAAGGGCAAGCTAAATTTTTAGCAGTTTGCTTCTGGTGTCTGCGCCTACCTGCTACATTTTGTTTTGAAAAACTCATTCAAAAAGTCTCCATGAATTCCGAACAAATTCTTTAGTCATATCACCATTCGGAAATTTGGTAACAAGGAAAACTTCGTGCTTAACTTTATCGCCCGAACTGTCCCAGGTGAATTGAGCAGAACCTTCTTTGCTTGAATCAAAAACTTGCATTGTAGTTTCCCACTGCTGTCTACCATCAGCCCACTGAACCTTCAAACCTTTCTTCAGAGCACTGTGACCTTTGGCAAGTGTTTCTTCAACCACACCTTCACCAATACCTACATGCAAGGTATTTACCTTTGCACCAAAAACTTTAACAAAAGCTTTGGGGCTATTGGCTAACAAAGTGGCTGCTTCTTTTTTGTTCATTTCCATATCTCGTTGTGGGGGGTTGCCCCCCCGATTAATTAAAGGTCAGTATCATCCAACCATTTAGCAATATTCTTTCTGCCAACTTCAGCAACATAAGCATCAAATCCTGCTTCGGTCATTGCTAACGTGCTTTCATCTTCAGCAGCAGCGTGTCTATCATGATAAGAAGTTATATATCCCTTCTTGCTAAGACTGGCTACAACACCAGGGAAGGAAGCTGCTGCCATTTCTAAACTGTCGGCAACACTCCAAGTCCAAACAGCGTCAAGAATATTATCACCATAACAATCATTATCAATTGCTTTCAAAACTTCTAATTCTTTATCAGTTAAATTTTTCATTTCGTGTCTCAGTTGTTTGTTTGTATACCTTAAGTATAGTACACTTTAGAATTATTTGTCAGGTTATTTGCACTTATTATCACTTTATTTTTCGCAGCCTGTAGACCTCTTTTACAGTCTTTCCTGATTGCGGGGAAAACGCTGTTGATACTTTGTGCTTGCTGAAGGTATCGATGAACAGCCCACCCTGCACTGCAACATAGTGACCAGTGATGTAGACCACATACATAGTGGAATCATCGGGGTCAAGACCATGCATGAATTCTTTCAACCGCATCTTGGGTTCTTCGGCATGATGGTAGACAGTAAAGATTCTCCATCCAAAATCCCTGAACGCTTGTTTCAATTCCCTGGGTTGCACTGAGCAGACCCCCCGTGTTGATGGTCTACCTTTTGCGCGATTGATTACCCTGCGGATTTCCGTAAAGCTTTCACCTGTCACTGCTGCCATTACATAAGGGCCGCAATACCATCTGCCTTTTTCCCGTGCGGGGGGATTCAGTAATTTACTCATATCCAGTCGAAGTGCCAAACTTCATCATCGGCATTAACTTCAATGTAGAAGGCAAGCTTCCCTTCGGCATCTCTGAAATCAATTTCTGTCCAACCAGTGTCTTTCCCGTTTCGGGTTCTGGTGGTAGTAACTGAATTAACTTTATGGGCATCAAAAGTTGCAGCATCCATATCCCAATGTTCTTGCATCTGAGATTTAACTTTTTCTCTATTGTATTCAGCAGTCATATTTTATTCCGTGTTTTGTTTCTGAACCATCAGTATAACACATCTAAAAATATTTGTCAGTTTTATTTTTTCCAGGTTTTGCCCACAGCCCCGTATCTGCCCTATATATAAGGTATAAAAATAATTGAAAATAATTTGATAAATTCCTTGACAAAGGATTCTAGTGTGCTATTCTTATAGGGTAAGAAAGGAAATTTGAGCAACAAAGCCAGGGAAAGAGCAAGGGTTACGGGAATCACCCAGATTAAAATTCCTACCAAATAGCGGGTGTTGGGGCATGTTCCCTCTCATCACAGGAAAGACCACTGCGAATCTCTCTGAGTCTAAAATCGTAACCTTTCCAAGAAGAACCACCGACTTCTGAAACAAAAAAAATAGGTGGTCAAATTTTGAAGTAAGAAGTAAGAAGTTTTTTGTGAGATTAAAACGATGAAAGTTCCACTCTAGCTTACCCCGCATTGGGGATTAGCCAAGGGCTTCGGAATTAGTAACCACCGCAGGACAATGAACTGCGGCACTGGATATTCGCGATAAGCCAGTGGTCTCACAAAAGGCTTTTTGTTTTTTGAAAGTTCTTAGGTACTGCTCGTAATCTGGTTTCGATCACCAGTGAGACCCCAAGACTCTCAAGTAATTGGCACTGGCAAAGACGTTTGCCGCGAAGGTTGGAATCCTTCACCCCAAGAACTTTCAAAAAACTTTATGTCTTTGATGAACAGTCTGTTTCCTTTTCTGGAAGACACTACCTGAGTTCAACAATTTTTTCCGTTGATATGCTAGGGTAGCTAGGGAGTCAGCAGACTGTTCTTCAAAGACTTAAAGCGGAGCTAGGGCATCAGGAATGGCTTAAGACTGAACTGATGTACGTGACTGTTCTGGGTTGACAGGTGTGCTTTCTCGAAAGGAAAGTAACCGCAGATTGGATTGCAGGACATTGTATGTCCACTTTCTTAGACCCCACGAATTTTAGACTTTGGCAAGGCAGATGAAGATAGTGACACGTTGACATATGCATGTTTTGCAGAATCACAGGCTCCAATCTTTAGGTTGACCCTTCTGCTTTGCCGCCAAATTTTGGAAGTGATGAACGATTGGAAGTTCCACCGTCTGTAAAACGGTAGGGTGCTTGACACTAGTAGGTTCGAATCCTACGACTTCCACCAAATTTTAACTAGGAGGTTGTACATGATTTTACTACCCAATTTAACCCGAAAGTTTTTGGCTGATGTAGCTGAAGCAGATTCGTTTGCGGATGATGCAGTTGTTGAAGCCTTCGTTACCGATATGAAAAGCGCGGGACTTTACGGGGAAGCAACCCCAGATGAAATTGACCGTCTGGATAAAATCATTTAACAGGTATCACAATGGACAACGCAAAAAAGAAATCAGGTAGACCAGATTCAATGTCTCGCGCCTGGAAAAAATCTGCAAAGCGGAACACATCCAAAAAACGCCGACAGGAGAAATTCTGATGAAGGTATTTGTATTGAAAAGTTACGCTGCGGGAATTCACGGTATCTACACCACCAAAGAAATTGCCGAATCACATGTAGAAGAAGTGGAACGGGATTTAGGGATGGAAGGTCACATGAATAATTCTGTAAAGGTACGTGAATATGAATTGCGGGATGAATGATGGGAATCCCCTTACCTAAATATTGGATTTACGGGGGAACCCGTTTTGTCCTGAAGTGCCTTGCATCCGAAGCAAAAACAAATGCCCCCCTGTACATCATGGAGGATTTTGAAACAGGCATGAACACGGCTATCCCTTTTGATGACCCAGATTTAAAATGTGACCCCAACTTAAACGGAGATACTAGCGCATGAGCGATTACCAAAAATTAATCTCAGATCAGATCAACGAATTTGAAACCCCACCTGTTTTCGATTTGATGGATGAACAGGAATTGAAAGACTACTTTCACAAAATGGAAATCATAGGCTACAAAATTAATGTCTATGGCCCCGAACGCTGTTCGAAGTTTCGTGGGTTCGCAGATGATACACTTGCCGAAATGAAGAAACGTAAACCAGGGGGATATGCATGAACAACATAGATAAGGGTATGCCAGTTTACACGCTAAAAGAGTGGC